ATTTACATGTTGTTATTTATCAATTTTTTGTAAAGTTCTCGAACCTCTTTTGCTGTTATTGGTTTTGGTTTAAAAACTTTACCATTGGGACCGTATATTTTTAATTTTTTTTTTAAATTAGTTATATTTTTCTTAGGTGGCATTGTAACTTAATTAATACGGTTATTTTTATTTCTGTTGTTCACCCTGTTCTTTTCTTTCGCAAACATATAAGTGATTAACGCTTCCTTGTACAAATTACCTTTTAACATTACAAAACTATCTGGATTCTGACCAGCGCGCATTTTTGCTAATTTTACTGAGTCTTTCCACAATTCAGTATCACGAGACATTCTTATATTACTTGTTCATTTTTTTTATGAGTTTTTTGTAAGCCGCAGTACCTTCCTTGGGCTGGAGCTTGAAGCCTGACTTCTTTGGTTTGAAAACCTTGACCATGGCACTCTTACCTTCCTTCTTCATACGCGCGAGGGCAGACATTTGCGCCTTCTTACTTTTAATTTGTCCATCGTCATCGCGGATCAAATCACCAGCCTTCAAACCACCAGCTGTAGATTTAGCTGTCCCGTGAAAAACCTGAGCGCGGGAACCAATTCTTGGAATGTCGGACATTTTATATATTAATCACTAAGATAATTTTCATCTTCTGAACATATTTCAATCTCACATTCTTGTGGTTCAATCACTTCTTGTTTCCTTTCCCTTGGTTTCCTCGTCTTTTTTTCTGGGACTTCAATACCGTGCTCCCTGTGCCATAAAACTTTATCCCAAAATTCTTTCATAATTGGGAGTCTCTTAGCAAACCATTCTCGGTCTCTCTTCACAATCGTTATAAGAAATTCAGCTGGCTTTGGCCATGTTATTTCTTCTGGCTTGTATTGAATAAACCTTGCCTCTTCTAATTCAAGCACCTCCATACACACTTGAAGCTGACCCATATAGTGAATTGGCACCTCATCTTTTATTTGTCGCTTCAAGGGACACTTAATTTCAATTAAATACCCTGCCTCACTCACTCCATCTGGCGAACCGCCCAACCATTTGATAGTTGGATGCACATATAAACCAATTTCATGAACTTTGTCCCCAGTTTGTTCTTCATATATAATTCTTGCTTCGTCTTCATACTTATTACCATGAGCACAAGCACCTATAGTATCAACAAAGGGCTTACCCTTTCCACATTTATCAAGTAATAAGTCAAAAGGTTTTTGGTAAGGATTTTCATTTATAGCACTAGGTACCTGGGATGCAGTTAAAACAGTTTTCCTTAGTTCAAACCACTCTTCTGACCTTTGGGCTGCATATTCGTAACTAATTAACTTAGCAACCTGGGGGTGCATTACATATATAACTATTAAACCTTTTAAGTTGGTGTATTAAAAATTATTCTATTGGGTAGTTTTCTACAAATTGTTGTGCTGCTCTTTGTTCGGCTAGTTTCTTATTCTTACCAGTTCCTCTTCCCAAAAAATGATTATTGATATACATGTCAATAGTAAAAATACCATTTTCATGAGAAAAAATTCTATATTCTGGAAGAGGTAAGGAATGAGTTTGGGAGTATCTCATGACTTTATCCTTAAAGTTATCATCAACTTGAAGACATCTCATATCTACCAATTGTGGATCTTCATAAATTTTTAAAACAAACTGCTTAGCATGTAATAGTCCCAAGTCTAGGTAAATAGCACCAATCAATGATTCAAAAACATCTTCTAAAATTTTAGGATTTTTATTCCAATTGTTTCGCATTCCCTTTTCATCCATTTGGATCCATTTATCCAAGCCCAGCTTCAAAGCAATTTGAGCTAACATCTCTCCTCTCACAAGTTTAGTTCTAGCCTTGGTTAGGAAACCTTCTTGTTCTTTTTCATAGCGATCAAATAAAAATTTAGTTATGACAAACCCCAATACCGAATCTCCCATAAATTCTAGGGTCTCAAAACATCTACCTATTTCGGGCTTTTCTTTGATGATTGATTTATGTCTAAAGGCTCTTTGGTACAAAGCAAGATCTTTGATTTTTGTACCAATGAGGGATTCCACAGTTGGCTTATCTATCTCCATTTATTATATATAATTATGATTTTTTTAAATTACTTTTTTGGAGACACAGCCTTCTTCACCTTAGGTTTGGATTCAGCATTTTTTTCAGTAGCTCCTTCATCTGGGAGATAGTGGGGAGAGAGTAGTGACTGCATGCTTGGGTAAGTCAAATCACCAGTTGGCTTAAGAAGCTTCTTAAGCTTGTCATCTGGGACAATAACTTTCTTGTTGTCTGGGTGTTGGAGTTCTTCCTTCTTGATGTAAGCACTGATGCGCTTAGTGACTTCTGGGCGAGAGATCATTTCATCGGCACCCAAATCCAAGAAAGCTCGGAGTTCCTCAGACACACGCTTTGGTCGCAAGAGAGCACTGTTCTTGGCGCGCTCAGCGGCCTTTTCACCGGTTGGGTCTTGAAGATGGTTATAGACTTTGCGAACAAGCTTAGTCAAGGACTTGATATCTTTTTGTAGTTGCTGGATCTCTTGGGTAGACATTTTTGGTGGTTATATCTTAGTATACATTGTTTCCTTTAAGCGCGCAACGTGCTAAGTACTATAAGTACTATTACTAGTACAACTGCTAGCTTAAGATACTCAGGGAATTTCTCGGCGTCATATATGTTTCTATCTAATGCATAAGGTGGTCTAAATGGAACATCCTCACATTGTCCTGGGCAACCCTTATCACAGCAACCTGGATTACATGGAATAATCACACCGTTTTTGCTGTATGCACAAAATTGCTTTTCTTCATTTCCAGGCTTGGCATAACAACGGCAATTACGAACCCGGTCAAACCCCGAACATTTCAATGCTTTACAGTCCATTTTTATATATGTATATAATAATATGGATCAAAGTTTATATTCCAAGGAAATAATTAATGACTACATGAATGATAATTTATTTTTCAAAGACACGTTACTTAAAAAATATTATGAAGAAGATAAACTCAAAGAATTTAGAAGTAGACTTGTCACCAAGTATTCACAAAAAGATCTTGAAACTATGGTCTACGCCTATGTTACAGATAGTGTGAGGGACATTGTTTATGATATTATTGGAAATCTCACAATTTATCTTAAAAAATCAGGGGATCTAATATTGACAGGGGGTGATGCAGTGAATTATTATTTACTGTTGGATCAAAAAGTTGTGACATCTGACATAGATACTAAATTTGTTCCACGATTCAATATTGATAAAAACTTTTTTGCTAAACTCCAAGCTGTAAAACTTATACTTTGGGATAAACTTGGAGAAATTTCACAATCATATGGAACTAAAATAAAACAAAGACTTTCTTCAAAAAATAAATTAGCTCGTTTCCTTGGTATTGGTTTTTCATCAAGTGGTCCTTATCTAACAAGAAGATATACATTGAAACAAAAAAAGAAAATTTCAAAAACAAATAAACCTTCTTTAGAAAATGTGTTAATAGATGTTGAGATATTTGCATTAGATTTAAAACTTAATTATTTTTCACCCAAGGATAAAAAAGTTATGAAATACAATTTGGGTGGTATCTTAGACATTGCATTTATGAGACCAGATGAATTTGGTTATGAAGTTGGTGAAACAAGAAATTCAGCGGGAATTCTTTTTAGAAACAACCACGGCAAACTTATTATGAACAAAAATATTATAATTGCAAAAAGAAGATTTTTAGTTGAAGATATTTATTTAATGTATTCCCTAGGCTTGAGACCACAAAAGAAACAAAAAGATAGACAGAGAATGATTCGTCTCGTCAGAACATACAAAAATTTGAGAAGTGTAAAATCAAAATCAATTACATCTATAACATCATTATACAAGTTGTACCAGAAATCACCAGTTGCTAAAACAATGAAGAGGACAATTTCCCGAGATGGTACTGTGAGTATAACCCAAGCCCTTAAGGTAAACCCTAACAAATATGCAACTTACACAACAAAACCATCGGTTGAGAAATTGAAAAAATTAACATATGCATCTAATCAAAAGTTGAAAGGATATAGGGAAACCCTAGGTAATATGCGATTCAATGTAAATAATAGTCGCTGGGTAAAAAACAATTCAAATTCATATGTGAAGAATGAGTATAAATATAGATATAATTCCAATAATAATAAAAAATTAAATTTACCCCCAAAAATTGAATTATATGGCTTTAAGGAAACTAGAAATAAGAACAAACCTAGCATGTTATTCGATAAGGCGTCTATGATACCATATGTTGGTTTAAAGAAGTAGGTATATTAATTAATAAAAATGATCTACAACAACCCAACCCAAGATACCGATGGAACTTACATTGTCAAGGTTCGTAATGACGAGGAGAAGAAATGTTTGGTTCAATTGAAAGCTGTTTCGGTCAAGGATTTGGGCGAAGAAGTTGAAATCCATGTGAAGAACGCGAAGAAGATTAGGGTCATTGATGAAGAAAACCTTTCTACTGCTGCGGAGTGTTCAGGTGAATGGTTTAAGAAAGAAATGAAAGTTGACAAGCTCAAGTCTCTCTATGTTCCATCTCTTTCTAAGAATGTTTTGACTGCGGATAAAATCTCAGCTTCTCGGGTATTTAACCCAGAAAAGGAATCTATCCCATTTGACATCATTAAGGAATCCAAGAAAGCTGATGTCATGCTTGAATTTGCTGGAATCTGGTTTGCCAAGAAGACTTTTGGACCAATTTGGAATATCATCCAGGTTCGTCTTGTCCCACCGGAACAGGAACCAGAACCAGAGCCCGAACCAGAGGAACCCGCGGAACCCGATTATCCAGAGGAATGCATCATTTCAGATGAGATTTCTGATGACGAAGAGTAAAATAGTTACATATAATAAATGGAGAGCAATAGGTTTTTCAATTTGGCCGTGATTGGTTTTTTAATATATATTTCAATAAAATTCAGTATGTCAAATTATTCTCAGGAGAGATATAGTTCCAAGGGGAAGAATCCAGTTCACCCAATTTATCATGTGACAACACCCAACACAAATAGTATATACTCAACAAAATTCAGGAGCAACCTTCCAGAAAAAAACATAAAATTCAGACCAGAAAATGAATTGGGTAATATAAGTTCAGACCACCTTGTGTATGACACTTAAATTTTTTCTATTCGTACTATATACAGAAAACAATGGCGACCGTTAACCGAATGCTCCGTCAACAATTCCCAATCCTTGTGCTCATTGCCCTAGGCCTCCTCGTGTGGTCTCAGCGCAAGTCCTTCGCCAAGGTCCGCCCAGGTGCCGGTGGGTGTGGTGATGCCCCAACCGCGGAAGAAGAACGCGCTGCCCGTCCACCCCGTCAACGCCGCTGATAAATACTCTAATTTAAATTCCTTCATCTTTTTTCGTTAAAAATATTTTATCCATAACATATAAAGATGAATAAAGGTCGTGATACACTCATGAAAGTGCTCGCCATCCTAGCTTTGGTGTACATCATCACCAGAACAGATTTGCTTAAATTTATTGGTTTGGGTAAATCAGGCTATGAGCTCAAAGAATTGGAAGGTTCCGAACAAGAACCAGCTAATAACAACGTCATCCCACGTTGTGAAATGAAGGCTGGTACCGGTTTGGCCTCCAGCCTCTTGCCCCGTGAAGTTGCATCCCAGGAGGACTTCGGACAATTTGCTCCAGAAGAAGTCCTCAAGGGCCAAAACTTCATGGACCCCCGTGAACAAATCGGTTTCCCAGAAACCATCGGTGGCACCCTCCGCAACAGCAACCAGTCCCTCCGCGCGGAGCCATCGAACCCAAAGAATGTTTACACCTGGAACAACAGTACAATCGTACCAGATTTGATGCAGCGTAAGCTCTTTACTTAAAGATTTAGTCAGTTTGTAGTATAAAATGTCAGAACAACAGGAAGATATCGCCGATGTCGTTAATGAGCTTCTCGAACTTAATAAGCAAATTACCGATGCTAGGGATGATTTGAAAGTTTTAACAAATGTTGAGAAGAAACTCAAAGAAAAATTGAAATCATCCATGATGACGAAAGAAATAGATACAATCAACCTCAAGAAGGGTAAGATTAAGCTTAAGAAGACCATAAAGAAGGCCACTTTTAACAAGAAGAGTGTCACAGAGGGTCTAACAAAGTTTTTCAATGGAGATCCAAACCAAGTTGACGGTGCCCTTAATGCCATTAAAGAAGTTCTTCCAGAAAAGGAGAATGTCACTTTGTCAATGACAGGTATAAAGGATAAGAAAGAATAAGTAGTAAGTAAAAAACAATGGTCTACGAATATTATGATGATATTACTCACGGAGAGGATGCGAGGGACAGCAACTCTGATGAGGAATCCTGCGAACCCCTCGATTACCAAGACTGGAGCACCATTTACAATGAAGAACTATGGGATATGTGGTACAGCATGAAGGACTATCTTGATAATCGATACATTTTTGATGACATGTTCAAAAACATTGAACCCGATGACTTTTTCTATGATTTTTGTTTTGAACACCCTAAGGAAATATATGATACAACGGAATATATTGATTGGGTAGAAGACAATAAATCAGATCTCAACTTTCTTTGGAGACTTATAAGTGAATATAGGGATATCTTCGGGAACAAGTCTATTGACGATTTCCGTTATTATGTATTTACTACAAAAAAATATCCAAAGAATATATATAATGAAACCTACTTTGCCAGATATAACTTCAGCCAAAGTGGGAATACCAGCAGCTCTCTTTTTGGCCTTGAGCCCTGGATTCCTCCTATCAACTGATGGTAAGAAAGTGTCTTTTGAAAAGAATCTCACTGGGAGGTCATATGTGCTATTCCACTCCCTTGTGTTCTTCCTCGCTTTCGCCTTAATCGCTAAACAACTCAAAATCATCTTGACAAAAACTGATTTGATTGTCACAACTCTACTCTTTATTGCCTTGAGCCCAGGTATGTTGTTGACAATTCCATCTGAAAAGGGTGGTTTCTTCAAACCAGATGGGACCAGCTTTTCATCCCAACTCGTTCACACTTTGGTATTTGCCCTTGTGTTCGCTATTCTCCGAAAGCAATTTCCTCAGTTTTATTAAATGAAGTATCTCGCCGTGGGTCCAGGAGCCTTGGGATATTTCAGCCTTCTTGGATACTTAAAATCCATTGAAGATAAACTTGAAGGAATTGAAGAACTTTCGGGGGCATCAGCTGGCGCTATATTATCATTATTCATTAGCGTTGGCCTATCAGTTGATGAAATAATAAAATTTTCATTTGACTTTAATGTCCCCGAATTTGTTAAAATTGACCTTGAATGCTTCTTTAACAAATTCGGTTTTGTAGATATTGACCCTATACGGTCAAAACTTATTGAATTTTGTAAAGGAAACCCAAAGTTCAAGGAACTCAAGAAAAAATTACACGTATCGGCATTCTGTTTAAACACATCAAAAACAGAATATTTTTCAGTGGATACACATCCAGATATGTATGTAATAGACGCGGTGTGTATGAGCATGTCAATTCCATTTATTTTTACATCAACAACATACAAGGGTAAAACATATGTAGATGGAGGCCTTATTGAAAAGTATCCATTTCTTCCATTTATTGATAAAAAACCATATGAAGTTCATATTACGGGAATAAAATCAAACACCACATTCAAAGAAAATATTGAATCACCCATCGATTTATTACAGTCGATTGCAGAAGGAGCAATGAAAATTAGAGAAGATTATACTAAGGATATAAATAAAACAGTAATAAATGTGGAAGACATTGATGTGTTTGATTTCGATATGGGTTATGAAGACAAATTAAAATTATATTTCATGGGAGTAAATAATATGTCAGGTAATATATATGGCGACCAGCAGCATTAGTCCAGGAATCGCCTTGAATCAATTGACAAAGACTGTCCAGGAAAGATACAGTGTCAATGTTCGGGGAATACCTAAAAATGTCATTGAATCAGTATATAGAAGTATAACAGAGGGGCGCCTACAAATGCCACCCCTCGTTTTATCAGAAGACAAAACCATGTTAATCGATAGAAAATCCCCACTCTCGGGAAAAGATTATAAAGTACTTTTTGATTCTGCGTCAACTAAAAGAAAACTTTACAGACTTGCAGATAAAATGCATTTATTTGGATACAAAGAATTAAAAAAGAGTGAAATTGTTAATCAAATAAAAGAAAAACTTTTAGTCACAGGAATAAGTGAACCAATATTAATACAGGTTAAGAGAAAATCTAAAAATACCGCGTCACCACTACCAAACAATGTTCCTTTCAATAATGATTCCCCAGGGTTTAACAATAATGAATCACCCGGGTTTAATAATAATGAATCACCCGGGTTTAATAATAATCAATCACCAAAGTTTAACAATACACCCAAGTTTAACAACAATAAATCTCCAACTTTCAATTCTCCAAAAATTAACAATAATAATTCAAAAACTAAAACAAACACTAAAAGAAGACTTAAGGTTCCATCTGTTGGAATACAAGGTAGGACATTATCCACTGTTATTCCATCATTAAACATTGGCGGCGGATACAATTCACCCCGGGTGGGTGGTGGTTTGTTTTCTTTTGGGAGAACTAGAACTCCTAACACTGCTACTCGCGCCGCACCAAGTGCAGTTAGGGGACAAGGCTTCTTTTCTAGTTTGTTTAGAGGTATGAGAAGAGTTCCAGTGAATGAAAATACAGAAATAGACAAATACACAAAAATATACCAAAATGAATTTTTAATTGAACAGGATTTGGCCAGAAGCTTTGCTACTTTCTATGTTAAATCATTTAAACAAAACCCTTCAATGCCTATACCACAACTACTAAACGTCGTACAGTTCAAACAATTTATTCAAACCCATAAAAATACAATAATAATAACTTATAAAAAATACAAATCTATAAGACTATCTGGTAACCATGTAAAATTATTGTATAAAGCATTTATTTTACCACTATTGAATACGGATTATTTCAAAAATTTAGCAGATAATTCAAAAAGAAATAAAGTATTGAAATATTTTATTTATTATCTTGAAAATAATAGAATACCAACAGAAGTAGGAAATAATAATGATTTTAGAAGTTTTATAACAAACTTTGAAAGCAATAGCAACGGTAACGGATATGCAACAGCGAGAAGCACTAATAGCAATAGCAACAATAATGGATACGCAACAGCGAGAAGCGGTAATAACAATAACTAAAATTCAATTATGTGTATAAAAAAATATACAAACAAATATTTATAAAATATATTTGTTTATATATATGGCTGATAAACTCAAGGCTTCAAATTATCCAGAGTGGGATGAATTTATTTCTCAAGCTAGAGATTCATACATCAAGTTTGATTTGGAAAAGTTAAAAAAGATGTATCCAAATAAGAACATTGATGAACAATTTGTGAGAACATATCGCAAATACAATTTGGTAAAAAACAAAAATAAATTTAATGAATTTTATGCATCATATAGTAAAACACCAAACGACGAAAAGGAATTTGAAGTTTTACTTTCTCGATTAGAACGCATAGGAAATAATAAAAATATAACACTTAATAGTTTTTTACAAAACAAAAATAAATTACGAACATATGTAGCAGATAAAGAAATATTTCATTTATTAAAAACTTATAAGCAAACTTTTAACATTACATTAAATAATACAAGTAAATCAAAATTATTAAATAAAAGATTATCCTATGTACAGCGACAAGATTTATTTTTAAAAATTGCCTTGACAATCAAAAAGCAACAAGTGTATGACAAAATAAAAGAAATTATAAAAAATGCAAACGATTTGAAAACTTATGAACAAAAGATATCAAATGCTGTTTCATCCGTTGAACTTGATATGTTATTAATACAAGCTAAAGGTTCAAATAAAAAAAATACCCCCGCTGCTACTGCTGTGGGTGTTGCTGTGGGTGTTGCGGCTACCGGTGTTGCCGCAGAAAAATTGAAAGAGTTGTTAGTTATTAAGAAAAGTGCTCGCTCAGAAGTAAACAAATTGCAACTTCCAAATAAAAATAAACAAAATTTCTTAAATAAAATAAATAATGCTCCAAATGCTAACGCTACGAATACTATTGTTGCTAACGCCAAAAAGTCCGTCAACAATGCTGCACAAAATGCAACAAACATGTTCCAAGAAATTTTGAATAATAAAGGAACAAATGTTAATAAACAAGTTATTAATGATCTTAAAAAACAATTATCTGAAGATGAAAAATTCAAATCATTAAATAAGTCTGACCAAGAAAAAATATTGAAAAGCTTAAACAATGGTAAAACATTGAATGGTGCAATGAAAAATATAAATGGTATTTTAGCTAATAATAAAGTTGTAGCTAACACCGTTAAAGGTATTACAGAGAGGGTCATCAAAAAAGCTGAAGCCGAAAATGAAAAAGTTGTAGCTAATACTGTTAAAGGTATTACAAATCGAATGATAAAAGAAAATAAAAATAAATTAAAAGAATTACAAATTATTAGAAATTCAGCCAAAAAGGAAATAATTAAATTACAGTTACCAAATAATAAAAGAACTAATTTAATATCTAAATTAAACGATGCCAAAAATGCAAATCAAATGAACGCCATTTCAGCTCAAGCTAAAGCCGAATCTGAAAAGAAGGTTGCCCAAGAGGCCGAGAGAAAGGCACTTCAGGAAAAGAAAAACAAGGAAGAAGTTTCTCAAGTTGTTAAGGGAATCACAAATAAGATGATTCAAAACAATCGTAAGGAATTACGAAACATGATTCAAAAGGCGAATATTGATTCTAAGAATAAAAATAGATTTTTGGCGATGTCTAAAAATTCTAAGATTTCCAATACAGAGATAAGAAAGGCTCTTAACAAAAAGGTTACAAATGTAAAATCTTTTAAAAATAGCAAGGAAGCTCAAGAAAAAAGAAAACAGAGAGCGGAAGTTAAGAGTTCAAATGAAAATGCGAACAAGGCTACAGAATTATTCAGTAAAATGACCCAAGAACCAAAGAAAGCTTTACCAGAACAAATACCCTTATCTAACATTGTTCCCGAAAATGTTCAAACACAAATTAACGGAGGAAGTAAAAGTCGTTGGGGTCGCATAGGCAAGGCCATGACTGCTGGTCTTGCTTTATCAGCGGGTAAAAAACTCCCTAAACAATTACCATCAAAACCAGGTAGTAGCACTGCCCTCGCAGTTAGAAATTCTTCTCAAGCTGTTGCCACCCAAGGAGTTATGGAGACACCAAAAATAAATAGTGTACCAAACAGTAAGATTAACACTGGTAAAACACCCGTTGCTTTTTCAACCGGAAACAACGGTGTGAAGACATCTAACCTTTCAAAGAAATTCACTTTCTCCACAAATAAAAATGCAAAACCATTCATGATTAAAATAAATAAAAAGGTCCAAAAATACTTAAATGGGGGTAAAAAACCAGAAAGTATTTTTAGATTGGTGGCTAGGGAAGTTCATCCAAATAAGGGAGGCACCAAAGAAGAAATGCAATACTTGCAAAAAATTAAAAAACAAATGCTAGAAGGAGTTGGCGAGGCAATGACACCAAAGAAATTTTTACCAAAGTCAAACAATAAATCACCAAATGTGATTTCAAAGGCGTTGGGTGGGGCGATGGCACCCAAAAAACAAAACAAAGCTCCAGAGAGAAAGGGTTTAATTGAAAAGACTATCAACTCTGCGAAGAAATCTACTAACTTTATAAGGAAATTAAGACAAAAGGCTAAAGAAGAAAAAAACAAAGAAGAAGTTTCTAAAGTTGTTAAGGGTATTACCAATCGGGTTATAGAAAAGAACCGTAAAGATAAAAGTGTTTCCAGTGGTGTCAAAAAGGTTGGTGCCGCCACGGCTACAGCGGCTGCGGCCAAGAAAGTTTCAAATCGTGTTAAAAAAATGAGAATTAATAAAAACCTCCAAGAAAGACGAAGAAGAGCTGAAGAAGCCGAGAAAGATTTTGAAAGAAAAAAGCAAGAACTTGAACGAAAAAAGAAAGCCCGAATAGAGAGACAAAAAAAGAGATTAGGAATTAACATGGCTGGTAAAGTTCAAAATAAACCAAATAGTGAAATGGGTGGAGAAGCCGTGGGTGTTGCTAGAAGAGCTGCCGGGGCTGGAAGAGGTTCTAGAAGAAAAACTCGTTCCCAAGATTAAATAAAATATATGTTTAAATTAATGAAGAAGTCCAAGGTTATAATTCCATTGGGAAATAACACTCTTCTATCTGACCACGGATACAAGGGTGTTATTGACAAATCTCCTTTAGCTAGACACAGGGCATTAATGCGTGTTATTAGGAGTGGTGAACCATGGTTGGGTCTTTTTCGTAAATTAAATGTATTGATGATTTTACATAAATATAAAAATCCTAAAATCTCAAAAATTTTTAAAGAAGACCGTGATTGGGTGAGAGATAAGTTTAAAGCCAAGAGTCCATGATTTTTTAAATGGACTGTTCGGTATGTTGTGATAAATACAATTTAAATAATCATAAAAAGATATCATGTCCATACTGTGATTATTCATGTTGTCGAAGTTGTGTTCAATCGTATTTAACATCTACCATGCAAGATGCTCATTGTATGAATTGTAAAAATTTGTGGAATCGCGAATTTTTAACTGAACATTGTACAAAAACTTTTTGTAATGGTCCATATAGAAAGCACCGCGAAAAGATTTTATTGGAAAGAGAAAAAATATTAATGCCCACAACCCAAGAATATGTTTCTAGGGAAATAAAAGCTCGTGGTTTGGAATCTAAAATAAATGACATGACAAAGGAAATAAGTACCTTGTATCAAAAGCGTGCCATTCTCATGGATAATGTAAATATTATTAGGAACACAAGCGTCCCTTTAGAAGAAGACGGCGAACGCAGGAAATTTATTCGAAAATGCCCCATGAATGAATGTCGTGGATTTTTAAGCACAAAATGGAAATGTGGTGTTTGTGATTCAACTATTTGTAACAAGTGTAACGAGAAAAAGGAAGAAAACCACGAGTGTGATCCCCAAGCTGTAGAAACTATGGAACTTTTGAAGAAGGATACAAAAGGCTGTCCCTCTTGTGGAACGATGATTACATTTATAGAGGGGTGTCGTCAGATGTGGTGTCCCTCATGCCATACAGCTTTTGATTGGCAAACCCTTAGAATTGATACGGGCAGAATACATAACCCTCACTATTATGAATTTAGGATGAAAACTGGGATTAGTGGAAGAGAACACGGTGATATACCATGTGGGGGGGTTCCAGATGTATATGAAATATGTGGTGCTTTGGGAATTTCTCATCGTTACTTAATTGAGAGACAAACATTAAATTTCCCACAAAAAAGAATTATAACAATTCATAGAACAATAATTCACATTGAAAGAATAGAACTTAGATATTACTATCATTTAGAAGAAGAGAATAATAGGGACTTGAGGATTTCTTATATGATGGGTGAACTATCAGAGTCTGATTATAAAAAGAAAATCCAACGAAGAGAAAAATCCCGTGAAAAGAAGAGAGATATTCACAATGTTTTGAGAATGTTTATAGATACGACCGGTGATTTACTAAGACAGTTTGTCATTGAGAAAGATAAATTCGATGATATTTACGAATTACTGTCTAAGTTAGTTGGTTATACATCTAAGGAGTTGTATAATGTTAGTAAGAGATACAATTGTATTGTTCCCTATTTCACAGAGGACTGGTCTATTAGAAAATAATATTTTGTAATATTAAAATGCGATCTATATTTTTAGTGATTGTGTTAATAATTTTTATTTACATGTTGATTCCCACATACAGAAAACCCAAAGTGTACCATGATTTGATTACAGATGAGGAAAGACGACATATAATTGAAAAGGCTCGTTCTAAATTGAATACATCAACAGTGGGTGAAGATGAAAAACAAAGAGTTGATAATAAAGTTAGGGTAAGCGAGACTGCGTTTTTAAATCCCAAGGATGATTCAGTTGTTGAGCGTGTTATGCGTCGTTGTTTGAAAAATTGTAATAGACCCCTTAAGAATTGTGAAAGTCTTCAGGTTGTGAGGTACAAACCGGGTGGATTTTATAGTCCCCACAATGACGCCGACAAATCATTTGAAAATGATAGAAAATACACTTTCCTCATAGCATTGAATGATGGTTATGAGGGAGGTGAAACACAATTTCCAAATCTTGGAACTAAATATAAACTAGGTGCGGGTGATGTTTTGAGATTCAATAATTTAGACAATTATGGGTTTGTTACATCCAAAGCTTTACATGGTGGTATGCCAGTAAAAAAGGGTGAGAAATGGATTTGTAATGTATGGGTTCATACTCACCCATATGGTTTGTGATTCATTGTGAGATAAACCACGACTGGGAATATTTTGGCTAATAACATTGTTTGTTCTCTGTCTTCCTTTTTAAATTTTTCTGGGTCTTTGAAACCTTCATACAATGTTTCAAAGCCTCTTCTAAAGTGATACCATGAAGCTCGTAACACATACAAATATTTATTCATTATAATATAATGTTCACTATTCTTTAAATTGTTGGAATGAACTCCCATCTCAATTCTTCACATATTTTTTTAAACAACACGTCTTGATTATAGAGTTTCTCTTTACTTTTCAAGAGGGGGAAATATTGTAGGTATTCATCTTCCCCTAGGAGTTCACAAAATTTATACAAAACATAAGAGTACGAAAGGAAATTCTTTCTTTCGGATGGGCAATGTTTTTCAAATGGTGTTTGTATGTCTTTGAACATTATTCTCAGTCTTTCTTCTAATTCTTGTGGCATCTTGGGAGCATTTATACCATTGAGAATATTTGTTATATATGGAACATGTTCATAATATTTATTTAATTTTAATTTTTTTAGAAGGCCCCTTATTTTAGCATGTGTAATATCTTCTAATTTTTTAATTTTTAATTTTTTGAGTTCTATTCTCAAATTGTCAATAACATCTGGTGGTATATTTGTCATTTCTTGTGCTTGGAATTGTGACAACCATTCATTAAAATGATTTTCCCTTTTGTATGAGTAATTAATTATTTTTTCTGTTGACTCTTGTTCTTCTCTATATGTTAACTCTTCACTTAATAGTGTGTCTACAACGCATCCACAATCACCGCATACCACATCTGTCGTTTCGGAAAAACATAATAAATTTCCAGTTTTACATTCTTCACATTGTTGTATTTTCTTTGTTTGTGTTCTTTGAATATTCATATTTTCAACATCTGCGAGATAGTCTAAGTAAATATCTTTTCTCTCAAGTCCCTTTTTTTCTTTACAATTGAAAACATTGTCTCTAGACACAGTTTCATCTTGTTCTTCAGCATGTCTGGACATATAAGGCATACAGTTTATTATGTAGTCAGCCATTTCTGATTCATAAGATGTCTTATTTAAGGGATCAGTGAGAATTTTTTTTTCAATTTCTTCGATTCTATTATTGTATCTACTTAAAAAATTACCTTCCATTATATATAATGTTGATTAAACTTTTAACCCCTATTATCTTGAAAGCCTATAAATTGTATAGTCGGCTTTTTGGTCACAAAAATTACGAGATTATATATCGTTCTTTCACATATGAAATAGACCCCCACGAGGATTATATTATTTCAAGTGATTTTTGGTATGATGAATCAAAACATTGGTCTCATTATAATACATCTCATTATGTTGACATTACCAATAAAAATATTTCAGAAGAACCAATCCCAGAAAATGTAAATAATTGTGTGGTTACTACAAAATATTATTACAATAATCGCGTCTATAAACATGTTTCTCGGGGTATACACTGTTCTTGGCCTCCTAGGGATTCATCCGACAGTATTAATTTTCCAATTGTGAGTGCTAAACTCATAAATGACGAATGTATGACCACACGCGATGTCACTGATAAAATTATAAGGTATGCCGGTCCTAAGAGTAACTTTTACGGTGAAGAAATTCTTATCCGGGATATGTTTACTTATGATGAACACACAATGCGCAAGGAATATCCTTATTTAGTTATTACAGATGTTTTTGGAAACACTAGGGCTTTTAAAACTAATCAGTCTTTGGTTTTAGTTGCCAAGTAGAATCTTATTTCTCCTAGATTTGCAATACTATATTTAAGAACTAAAAACCTATTTTCTTCCTCTTGCATGAGCTGCACCATGGCACACATGCTTGTTGCTTTCGTAAAAATGTTCAAATATCGCAGTGAATATTCTCCAATCAACTCTTTGTCAATTGTTTCAAGGCATTCAATGGATGTTTCTTGATTGGCGAAATCACCAGAGCACCCTAGGGATATTGTATTTCCAACTCTTTTTATAAATATGTCTGTGCCAATGTTACTCATGTCCCTACATATTCTTTGAAAATCAACGGAAGAGACTGATGTTGTTACAGTCATTGGAATTTCTGGAACTTCATAAATGTTTTCATTAATATCCAAAAGTTTGAGTTCAAATTTTGTTTTTGTTTTTTTATTGTCACTTACAATTTCAATATTCATAAATTCCTTAGAAGTGATGGAAAGTTTAAGTATATCATTATTTGTAATTGATTTGAGTAGTTTAAAAGTGTTTGAAATATTAACCCCTGCCACAATTGGTTCTTCGCATTCATATTCTTCAAAATTTTCAGCTGCAAGTCTTAGATCAATAAGGGATGTTCTTGCGGTATCCAATGTTGTAATATATACACCGTCTGGTTTAAAATAAATATTTACATCATTGAGTATACCTGATAGAACTTCAAAACAAGATTTTATTGCAGAAGCTTGAATAGTAGTAAGCTTCATCTAATTAAAAATTGTCTTTAAATCTTTAATTGTTTTGATGGGTCAGCATTTGAATATGCATCCTTAACATCCTTTGATATACGAGCCTCAAGTTCTGGTGTCATGGCGGGCTGGAGAGACTGTCCATAGTTATCTAAATCAAATCCTATTTCTGAGTCATCCTCCCCATCAATTGATGAAAAGTTTCCAAATCCTCCACGAAAATTATGGCACACAAGTTCTTTGTTTGGGAGTAGGGATTGAAGCCAATTTTGAATTTCCTTTCCTGTCAATATTTTACCGTTTTTTGTAAGCATCGTTGGGACTGATTTAACATGCCCCTGTAAACTTTGTGGTAAACCATGTGTACTCACATTGTGATATTTTACAAGTCCTTCGAACTGAGGATGTTTTTTAAGGTACGCGAGTAAATCGTTACAGTGGTTACACTTGGGGCTGAATACAAGTACACAAGACATCTCTTGTATTAGTTCATTTTATTTTTGTAAAAAAAAATAACGCATAATAATAAATGAATAAATTTATTCTTATTTTACTGGTATTGACAGCCCTGATTCTCATGACCCAGAGGGAGGGATTTGTTGAACAATTTGGTTTTTCAGGTCACAAAAAAGAAGCTGAATATTTGTTGATAAACGACAAACTCTCTGAAACTTCTGGGATGGAGGAAGTCCCCGTGAAAGTTGGTCCACACCACCTCCAAGAGATAATTTTGAATGCTAACAAGTACATTCAAGAAAAAGTTGATGACTGCTGTTACATAATAGAAACAAGTGACATCAGGCAATACCAAGGTCCCATGAAAAAAATTGTTCGTGTGATGTTCATGTGTGTTCGTAATAAGGGATATGCATATGGTTTTGCTGTGACTGTTGATGCTGATTATAACACAGCTCAGATATTGGGTGCCAGAACACAACCACTTGGTATAGATGCACCAAGTGATGTCTCCGCATACACAACAGATGGTACAGCTAGGGATTTCACAAAATATGAAACAATTAAACAAAAGACTGCCCTGACCCGTGGATATTTTGATGAAGTCGCGTGGGAGAACGAAAACAATAAAATGCTTAACATGTAAGTAACAATGAAATGTTGCGAGTAAACGATGTTCAGAAAGTTGATTACGACAGAAAAAGAATTCGTAAAGAGATTTATCAGAAGATTTACGAACAATTTTGTAGGAAGATAAAATTAAGTACTGAAATGGGATATAAATGTACTATATTAACTGTTCCAAGTACTGTTTTTGGATATCCAACATTTGATAGACAAGTTGCAGCACATTATCTTTGTCGTCAATTTCACAACGGTGGGTTTGAAACTCGTATAGTTGATACATACAGTATGTATGTTGCTTGGAATATTCAGAAGAGGTCAAAAAAATACAAGTCCCCCGAGAAGGAAAATACAGAACAAGATGATGATGAATATGAAATGCCAACCCTAATGAACCTGAAAAAGGCCGCAGCTAAATATAAACGATGATAAGTGCGTAATGACCCCCCAAAAAAAACACACTTTTATGATAAATGGATCAGAACCTCAGTGTATTGGTAGAAGCTAAAGATGAATACCAGAACATAATGGTCACTGTCATGTTAGAACCTATGATAAAAGTGTTTCATGAGATGTTTATGGAATCCCAAAGAATGTCTAAAGGACGAAAGGTTCTTCAGATGTTCCAAACTTTGTTGAAGGAAGTTCCAAGTTGGTCTAATACAATGTCTCGTACTAGGTCATCTGAAATTGAAGGAACTTATTCTTCATTCGGTGAGCTTTTGGCTGCTGTTTTGGTGAGTAATGTTAAGATTTTGTCTGCTGTTCGGATACAAGCGGGTAACCGAAAATTGTCCCTAAAACTTCCAACAAACGATGTGTTTATTCAGACTGTTTATAACAATGCTGCTAAAGATTTGTATGATGACCCATATGTATTTACAACAACTCAATCTGAATATGAGAGAAACAAGCAATTGGAACAGCGTTTCAGAAAAGTTATTTTGGATACAATTAAACAAAGTATTCCAGTTCAAGAGATTCTTGCGACTTACATGACAACCCAAGAAAGTGGTGGAAATGAATTGGATGTTGAGGAAAGCGAACCAGTGGATGACGATGATTTGGAACAATCTTATAACACCGAAGAAAACCCAGAACACAAAGAAGAAACTATTGACGACAGTATTCCAAGTCAACCCCCACTTGATGAGTATCCAAGTGGTGCTCCAGTACAAGAAGAAGTCGATGAGCAAGTTCAAGAATATGAGAATGAGAATGAAGAAGACCCCTCAAATGTTCCACTTGAAACCGAAGTTGGTGTTAAGACAATTCCTACAACAGATACTCCAGAAGAAGATGATAGTTTCTTCGATGATGCCCCCGACGCTCGCACAAAAAAAACCCAATATATATAAATGGAATTGAGTGAGACACTCCGAGACCCAATGGGCGCCGCTATGGTTGCCGCGGGTATGACAGTTGCCTACCTCTACATCAAGGAACAACTTAATAATGAACCCAAAAAAGAACTAAATGCTTATCTTAAGCCAGCTGTTCTTAATGCTGCTATGGTATACTTTATTATAGATCAAGGTATATCACAGCGTGAAATGATTTCTACAGAGCCATTCTAGACTTAAAGATTTTGAGTAATGTATATATATAAAAAATGGCTTCCGTCTCTGTCAATGGTTTTATTCTTGTGATGGAAGAGTTCATCGAAAAGCTTAAACTTGCCTTTCCAGGTAAGGTTGCAGGTCTTAAGCAATTCGAAACTAGTTTTGAACTTCTCCGCGATACAAACCCCCGCAAGCTTGTGGAGTTGTATTTTGCAGGACTTTCGCCTTATATCGAAAAGATTAAAAACAAAGACGAAAGCTTTATTCTCGAAGACATTTCAAAGGTTGAGGTGTTGAAGCATATTAAAATTGACTCTCTTTGGAGTAGTGCGAGCCCAGGAACTAAGAAATCGGTTTGGGAATATCTTTTGTATCTACACCAAATGGCAGTTCAAATTTGCACCAGTACAGGAAACCAGGCTGGTGATATGATGGACGCTATAAAAAATTTACAGGCTAATGATGTGTCTAAAATGATGAACAGCCCAGATGTTACAAATATGTTGGGTGGCCTAGACACTGGTGATATTTCACAAATGATGAACCAAGTCAACGGAGATGACATCAAGAAAATGATGAACGAAATTGACCCACAAACCTTGGAACAAATGATGAAAAGTATGGGAAGTTTGTTTGGTGGAATGATGAAAAAATAAATCACTATAATATAATAAATGGAGGTTCCACCCCAAGAACAAACTTGGTTTGATAATCCATCCATATTTTTTGATGTTAATAGAGTTCTCAGTTTTTGGCCTACCGCCTCTCAGACATCAGAACAACGAGTGAATGCCACTTCCCGTTTTATTGTGTATGCGGTATGCCTCATTTATTTACTTAGACGAGACATTAGAATTTTTGTATTGGGAATTATGATGCTTTCAATCCTCTATATAATGTACAAATCCAAAATGATAAAAGAAAACATGTATAGACCAGCGAGTTCAGATGACCAAGCCCGTGGTAATTGTCAATCTCCCACATATGACAATCCCATGGGTAATGTGTTGTTGTCTGACTATGCTAACCCTAACCGCCCCCCAGCGTGTTACGCGGAAACTGTCGCCCCCATGATAAAACAGGCTTTGGATGACACTTTGCCCTTTGACGCTGGTCGTTCAAGATCCCCACTTCCATCTCAGCAGAGAGCTGCCGCGGCAAGACAATTTGTTCCCTCCCCCGTGACAACAATCCCAGGTGATCAAACCGGTTTTGCCGAGTGGTTGTATGGTCCCAAATTTGGTGCCACATGTAAAAGTGATGGTTCAGTCTGCAGCCCAGATGCTAGGGGTGCCCAACTTAATCAGCTCAGGGGTCTTGATTGGGCTTCCAATAAGCGTAATTAAATCTTAGTAAATAGTAATAATGTCATTTCAGTTGCAACCTGATATGCAACGTCTTGAAGACAATGCTGTCCCACCACGGGGTGCCACCGAAACAGTTTTCACTTACCCAGAATCAACTAGTAAAAATTACGGTGATTACACCTCCAGACCAAACACAATGTTATATGGAACAGCCCCTTTTATGGCGGGTAAAGGTTCTCCAGCGGCCCACATTGATGTGAGCGATGAACTTCGACCACAATCTACTACCCGTTTCGGTAAAATTGTTACAAATAATTACGAAAAACAAATTTTCCCAATTGACAACTCAATGCCAACTCCTCCTCTCCCCAGTTTATATGAACCCCGAAGCTCACGAGCGGAACTCCAGAATGATTTGTTTGATATGCGATATAATAAAAATATCAATAACTAATAAATGGCTGATCCCGTCTCCATTTTAGCTTTAATGGGTTTGGTGTACACCGGAAAAAAATTATCTGAACAGCCCGTGAATAACCAACCAATTGTTACAGGAACACCTGTTTCTTTGGTTCAAAATAATCCATCCACAGATTATTCACGACCTGAAAATGAAGCTAATTTGAACACCGATTTCATGATAAACAGCGAAGAAAGAGATCTCTCAAGTGGCGAACAAATGCCAGTTTTCGCAGACATTGCCAAACAAGAAAAAAGTAGTGGTGGCGAGGTTTTAGATATGAAGGACCGTTTTGTCAGTGATTTACAGGTTCATAATAATCTTTCTCCCGTTCCACAACAAAAGGTTGGTCCAGGTTTGGGTGTTGATGCCTCCGTTCCAGCTGTTGGGGGCTTTCAGCAAATGTTTCGAGCCCTCCCAGAAAATGTCGGTGCCTATCGTCTCACCACCCTCCCAGGTAGAGCTGGACACGGTCACGATGTATCAGGGGGTCGTGGCCAACTCAAATCTGAAATAGGTCACAACAAACCAGAGCGAACTGCTTTCCTTCCAGAACGCCGCCCACCAGTTTTTGGGCGGGGCCAAGGCCAAGGTGGTTCTTTGAATGGTGTTGCTGTCCGACAAGAATACGAAAAAACAAAAAGATCAACAAATCGCTCCCAAACTGGGACAAGAACAGATGGTTTGGAGTTTGCTTCAGCTAAGCGCATGGTCCCCCATGGTACAGTTGCCCAAGGTCCAACCCGTAACAAATCAGATGTTGCCGATGGTCAATACAAATACATGGATAATATTCAACCAGGTATCGCAAGCTTCTACGGTGCTTATGAAAACTCCACACTTGTTGAAGCCGCGGGTAACAAAGTCAGAACACCAGCAGAGCTTGCTCAATACGGCCTACGCCTCAGTGAGCGCCGTGCCAATTCTGAATACCGTAAACCCAACTCTGGTCGTATGAATGTCCGTGGCAATCCACTCCAAGCATATGGTATGGTTACAGCTGTGCGTGCTGATAATACTCGCATGGATGGTAGAACTGGGGGTGTCAGTGGGGGTTGGACACAAAACTATGTCAAACCAAGATACCAAGAACTCAACCCATACAAGGGTAACAAGAATCATCGCCTTGACCTTGGAATTGCTCAAAGACAATTGGCCGATAACCCACTTGCCCACACACTTTACAAGTAATTTCAAAAATATAACTATTACATTAAATCAGTCATTAAAATTATATCCCTAAATTTTAATGGGTGACTACATCTTAGACATAGATAGTGGTGATAGAAATACAAATCTATTTCCAGATGTATCAAATTTGGAAATATATTTGGAAAATGAAATATATGATGTTTCCAAAATTACTTTAATCTCAGGAAACATACCCACACCTCAATTAACTATTTGTGAAACAAATAAACAATTTGATGTCAATGGAAATACAATCACTCTCACTGAAAAGAATTATACAGATGGAACTACCCTAGCTTCTGATCTCAAATCTGCATTATCTGCAACCCCCGTGTCAAATGTAATTTACAATAGTAATACAGATTCTCTTACATTTACTGGTTCTTCTGCATTCACTTTTAAATTTAAATCAGGAACAAATGGTTCAGATATAAATACCCCATTAACAACACCCCATGAAGTTTTGGGATTCTCAGCCACAGATGTTTCTTCTAGTGCAAATACAATTCAATCTGGTGCAATAAACTTAAATGGACCCAATGCCTTGTTATTGAGACTTACTTGTGGTTCAGATGTGTATTCTAAGGACATTTATTACAACAATCCACACTATACAGGTAAAATTCATTTACAACAAGGAGAATCCTCCAAATTTGTAAACTCGGATGATTTGGTTGAATATGATTTTAATTCGGGTGTCCAAAGCACTTTACAAAATTTAAGACTTGAATTCTTGTATTCAAGTGGTGGAAAACTTGTTCCATATGACTTTAGAAACTCAAATTATAGTTTAAAATTCAAAATGAAGTGTTCCAAAGAAAAGATTGTATCAAAGGTAAAGAGAGATGTTTCTTTACCACCACCAATCAGCATCCCAGAATTTGATGATGTTGATAGATGGGATTGGCATAAATACAAAGTGTATCTCGCGATAGCCATCATTGTTATATTTGGTATATTTGCTATTTATGTAACTAGACCCAAAACACCACCTAGCGAGTAACCGCGTAGATTGATTGAGCTGGGCGCTTGATGTCCTTGTTGACGGCGCGGACAACCAAGAACACCGCGATTGAAAGGACGGTGGTGAGTAGCGCAGTCAAGGCGTAGTGGGCACCACCATTGTTCTTCACGCGGATAATCGCTTGGACGAGGAATCGAACAAGGTCCATCCATGAGAGAGCAGCGGCGAAAGCGAAACCACCAACAATCGCGTTGAGGGATTGGACTTCGAGTTCGGAGGCGACGGTCTTAACAACTTCTTGCGCTGTAGACATTTTATACTAATTATAAAGAAAATTATTCGGGAAGAAATTCTTCTTTAGTTATTACACTTCTGAAATTTTTTTTCTTTTGAGGAGGGGGGACAAAATCATCTATAAATGAATACTCACTACACTCACTCTCTGTGTCTTCATCTATATATTTAAAATCCTTATTGATTGTCAGGTTCCACCCTTCAGGTTGAGGTGTCACGATTGACTTCGAACTCATTATTATCTAATGCATTTTTTAATATTTTCTGAGCGGGACTTTCTGGTTTCCATTCTTTCCACTCGTCGTATGCCTGGTTAATACGAATCATTTGAGAATTGTTTCCTGTGTATCTAGTGAAAGTTGGTAATTCATCAACTGGGACCACTTCAATTTCATCTTCCTCATCCTCATCCAAATCAATTTCCCCTTCATTAAAAATTGAACCAATCGCTTGCCCAACGCGATGCATAATACAGTATTTCATGGCATATTCAATATCTTCATCTAACATAACATCCCTACCACAAGCTTTAGAATACTCTGCAGCCAACACTATCCCCTGTTCAAAAACTGGTTGAATAATGTTAATCATACCCTGTATAATATCATCCCCATGGTTGTCGTTTTGACCTGTCATATCGAATCCTGTTCTCATCATCTTTAATGTAAAGTGATTTATTTGTTTATCTTGCTTCACTCATGAAACCATTTTCAAAGCTAAACATCTTTAAACCAGTGTAATAAACATATAAGATATAAGTTTCGTCCAATCTAGTCACATTTGAACTATGATAACCATCAGTTGAATATGTTCCACCAAACATTTTAACATCTAAAAATGTCTTATCTGAATTGAAATTTGAAAAATCCAAGTTACCTGTTGGATCAGCATTCATTGGTGTCATTGCAAAAGAATATGTATAAATGTTCTTTTGTGGACAAGTTAAGCGTGCTTGTAGTGGAATATAATACTTGTAATATTTGTGATCCGCCACCGAAACATTTGGAAGATCCAAACCATTTAAGTAAATTTTAGCCTCTTTAATTCTTTCAAATCTAAAACGGCTATCAATTAAATTAATACCATCTCTCACATATATTTCAGTATATCTACGAATGTAGTCTGGATCACTTGATGGTAATTCAATCGGAAGTTTATATTCGTATATTTTTCTTCTTAGAAACCAATGTAAACATTTTACTGGAATACTTGGAACCAAATTTGTTCTAATATTTGGGTCCTTAGGGGATGTCTCAATTGTTGGGTTCCTAAATACAAGGTTAGCCAACAAATCATATTTTTCTTTCAAATAATAAGCTCTATCCAAGGGAGAAAGCGTAATTTCTTCGGTTATAATTTTAAAATTATCCAATGTTGGAAGTTCAAAATCATTTTTACCGTGAATAAACTTTGGTTCTGAATTAGCAAACGAGTTTTTTTGTTTACTAAAGAACCAAACTGGATTAAATTCAAATTCTAGAATAATCTTTTGTTTATACATTGCACACAGTGGAAGAAATGGACGATTTGGTTTATTTACATCATATTCTGATTTAGCATATTTTCTTGAAAAGAAAAATCTTAATGGAATTAATGTTGTGATAGTTGAAAGTGCACCATCAGCATTTTTAAGTGCAACTTCTTCATCGCGCTCTTTGGAGACTGGGTTCATCATCCTGTTTAACAAATAATCATTTGCTGATTTTTCACTTGTTTCTAAATACATTTCGTTATAAATAACCTGCCAATCATCATAAATTTTTTCAACTTCTACCTCATCAACTTTAAATGTTATAGATTTAAACAAAGAATCTCCGACATATCTGCTATATATACAAGGAGGAAGGTCCACTGATAAATACATATTAGCAAGTAAATCACCCATGGATTGTGGATTAAAAGTTACTTTGACTACATTTCCTTCTTGACCAAAGGGCCAATACTTTTGTTTTGTTTTGTTGTCAATTTTTGTACTTCTATAAAATCTTGTGTAATCTGTGTGCCTTATTTCATCGTATTTAAACAATGATTTTTCAATTTTTTCTTCAACCAGGTAAACATCTTGTCCACCGATTGCGTTGAGTGAAATAACACCTGCTGTAGATGCACCAGCAACGTCGCACATACTCTAGTATTAATTGTTATTTTTAATTTCTTTAATTATGATATGAGCGATAAAAAACCTGAGTGGTGTTCAAAACAGGAAGCTCTTGTGTATAAATGGGCTGAAAGGGCAGCTGGATACAGGTGGCTACACAATAATGCCCGTATCAGATTAAAAAAAATATCAAACAGACTGACATTACCAAGTATTATCATATCAAGCATAACCGGAGTTGGGGGGTTTGCTGTACTAAGTCCAGATGAACCAAAAGCAGATAAAAGGTTAATGATTCTTCTTTTACAATATTTCTTCGCAACTCTCAATATTATTAGTGGTGTTCTCACATCTGTCGCTAAATTTAGTCAAAGTCAAAAACTTTCCGAATCACATTCTCTCATGTGTATTCAATATGCAAAGTTTTATAGAAGTATTGATTTAGAACTTTCTCTAGATAGAGAAGATAGGGCGCCTGTTTTGGATTTCGTCAATAAGTGTAAAGATGAGTACGATAGGCTTCTCTCCGAATCCCCCGATATACCCCCAGAATGTATAGCTGAATTTAATCAAGAATTTCCACAAAAAATGAACAAACCAGATGTATGTAACGGACTAAGTGTTATAGATGTATGTAAATTCACACCAAAGGGAAAACAAGAAGTACCATCCCAACCATCCCTTGTTTTAAGCCCAACAATAGGTAACCTACAAACACGAACAAATAAGTATGACGATATATCAGGAAGATTGTAATTACTTAAAGCGAACACCACAATATTATATGGGAAGCAGGAAGCTCTCCCGAACTCAAATTGAAGCTCCTATAGCTCAGTCAGGTTAGATGCACTGTTCTTATATTAGAAAAAATATGTTTAAATATGAGTAAAATCATATAATGAGCAAAGCAGGGGACGGGGGTTCAAATCCCCCTAGGAGCAACTTACTTTTTAGATATGTAGTCCATATGTAAAAAGTAATTGATTATATGAGATTTTTTAATTCATTTTTAAAATTAGATAAATTTAACATGGGTAATATATTTTTAAAATGTTTTTCTTTCTTGAGATCATTATAGAATTTTCTAAGAGACCAATTATCAACGCCAAATTCGCGAATTATTTTACTTCTTAAATATGCAGCATATATATTTATATATATATAATTAATAGTATTTATATG